GACATACATGAACGAATCATTTTCTGCCCTCAAGCGTCAGCGCACTTCTTCGCTGGAGCGTCTCACCAAAGAAATCAACAAGCTCGCCAATAAGGAAACGGCATCGTCTAATGATGATCGCTATTGGCAGCCAGAAGTTGATAAGGCTGGTAACGGATACGCTATCATTCGCTTCCTTCCCGCACCTGTTAACGAAGAACTTCCGTGGATCCGTATGTGGAATCATGGTTTCCAAGGTCCAGGCGGATGGTATATCGAAAACTCTCTGACTACTCTCAATCAGACCGATCCTGTCGCTGAGTATAACTCCAAGCTCTGGAACTCAGGCAACGACAAGGACAAGGAGATTGCTCGTAAGCAGAAGCGTCGCTTGAACTATATCGCCAACATCTATGTTGTCAAGGATCCTGCTCATCCAGAAAACGAAGGAAAGGTTTTCCTTTACAAGTTTGGTAAGAAAATCTTCGACAAGATCAACGAGAAGATGAATCCTGAGTTCGAAGACGAGAAGCCGACGAATCCATTCGATCTGTGGGCTGGGGCTAACTTCAAGCTGAAGATTCGTAAGGTTGAAGGCTATCGTAACTACGATAAGTCTGAGTTCGAAGAGCCAGCTCCGCTGCTCGACGACGATGATGATATGGAAGCAATTTGGAAGACGCAGTTTTCACTTGCTGAACTCGTTGCTCCAGATAAGTTCAAGAGCTATGACGAACTCAAGAAGCGTTTGGAAAAGGTTCTGTCTGAACCAAACGGCGCTGCTCGTAAGAGTGAGGATGACGATATCCCTTTTGAGCGTCCTGCTCCGCGTCCGTCTGCGGCTCCAGCAGTTGGTAAGACGGCTGCTCCTGCAAAGAAGCCTACTATTGATGAAGATGACGATTTGGATTTCTTCAACAAGCTGGCTGAGGATGACGAATAATCACAGGGCTTATTCCTTTCACCTGTGATTTAACTTGGGGGAGCTTCGGCTCCCCCTTTTTTAATTGTGCTCTTGAAGCATCTGGCGACCAAGCGAATCCTTTATGAAAGGATTGTGTGCGTTGAGTTTCATGTTAGGATTAGTGACGTTTTGTCCTTCGCCGCCTGAACTTGAAGCAGTCGTATTCGTTGTGTTGTTCACAACTACATCTGCTCCACCTGCTCCTTGATTTGGTCGTGGAGGTGGAGGAGGAGCTGAAGGCGTAGATGGCGCTGGTGCTGTTGGAGCAGGAGCGCCTGGACCTACTGCTGTTTTATCAGCAGTCGCTTCACCAGTAGGAGCGTTTGGAGTTCCCGTATTTCCGTCTTCGGTTTCTGTTTGTATATTCGTCGGAGGTGGAGCTGGTGGTCCTTGCTGAGTTTGCTTCATCCATTCTATAGGACTGTTCCCATACTTAGCTTTTTCTTCTCTAGATAAACTCTGAAACTGTTTCTTTTGTTCTGTAGTCAGCTGAGGCAATGGTGCTTGTCCACCGATTGAGCTAACAGTTGCTTGCATCTTATCCTGTCCACTAGGCGTAGCAAGTCTTCTCTGCTCTTCAGCTTTAGCGGCTTCGTTTATCTGTGTTATTCGAGTGCTTCCTCGAGCTTTGAAGTTTTCCATAAAGTCTGTGCCGTTGATGAGCGAATCACCAAGAGCTTCACCAGAAATTCTACCAAGATCTGCGCCGATTGTCGCGCCAATGACTCCGCCACCAATCGAACCTACGATAGTACCAATAGGTCCGCCAGCTGTTCCTAACATTCCACCAACTGATGCGCCACCAAGTCCTGCAAGAAACGAACCGATCTGTTCGCCTACGAGTCCACTTATAGCTCCGTAGAATTCTTTTAGAGCTTGTTCTTTAGGAGTATTTGCTGCTATCGCTGCTTCATATGCGTCTTCAGCTTCTTTATAACCTCTATAGCTGTCGAGCGCTGTAAATCCTAAACCAGCAAACGGAAGAATCTTACCGATACGAGCAAGAGTTACTTTACGAAGCTCTTTTCCTTCACCAACTTTAGCAGGCGTTCCTGATGGCTTTGCTGCTGGTGGTGTTTCAACAGGAGTAGGAGCTCCTGTTCTTGATCCAGCTGAAGGAACGCTCGCCTGTGGTTTAACTTCTGGTGTACCAGCAGGACCTTTAGGTGTTGTTCTTGTTTCTGGACCAGACGATGTTGGTCTTGGACCAGACTGTGGTGTTTTAGGAGTTTGTCGTGGTCCAGGACCTCCGCCACCGAGTGGAGGAATCGGAGGAATTGGCGGAATGATAGAAGGTTTATCTTTATCTGGCGGCGCAACAATTCCAGCCAGCTTCCCTTCCTGAATAGATCCTGGAGCAATTTCTGCTAATGGAAGCGGAGGAGCTTTGTAAAGAAACTTACTAAAGTCTGGACGCGATGCTGTGATTTCAGCGTTTAGCTTTTTGAAACGCTGTGACATATCTTTGTCGACTGTCTTGATCTTATTGACTGAGTCGTTGATCGACTTGACAATTGCTTTAGAGCTTTCCTGCAGTTTAGCTAACTGAGTATTGAGCTGCGTGATAGAGTTTGCGGCAGAAGCAACGAATGATCCAGAAATGATATCTGACTCTTTCGCGAAGTTGTCATTGGACGCTCCGCCCTTAAACATCTTCGAGATGTTCTGACGATTATCATTGGCGATATTTTTATTATCGTTTGCTACAAGATTAGAAATAGCCATTAGAACAACCTCAGAGCTTTACCGATTCCAACAGCAGCAACAACATCAATCGGATTAAACTGTTCGCTTCTAGAGCCAACTGGATAAGAGTTTCTAGTAATGAACTGCTGATGATTCATAACTCTGTTTTCTATGATGACAGGTCTAGCTGTTGCTGCGTTCATTTCTCTTATTTCATTTGCTCGCGATGAAGCGCCGAGTGCTGCGTATTGACGAGGAGCGCCTCCAGCAGTTGCGCCAGCTGGAGCGCCAGGTCCTTGTGCTATCATAGTTGATCCAGCAGCATCAGGCATCTGTCCCTGAACGCCAGCCATAACCATCGCTTTGGATGCAGATGTTTCGCCAGCATTATAAAACCAATACGGATGACGATCCGTGTGTTGATCCAAGTGAATACCGCCGCCACGCATTTCAATACCAGCGCCACCAAGTCTACGAGCAAGCCAATACTGAGCTAGACGACCAAGATCATCTCCTGATACTTTACGTCCACCAACGTAAACATAAACGTCAGCAGCCATACCGCCGTCGTGTCGTGTCGATCCAGTTCTTTGCTTGCTTGGATACGGCTCTTGTCCTCCAGAATACACTTCAGCGCGAGCACCAGCACCGTAGACATCAGTGACTGCTGTAGAAATAGCACTCAATAGATACGGAGTGATTGGTTTACTTCTCGTCGCACCCTGATTTGTCATTCTGACATTACCAGCTCCTGCTCCCATCTGTTCAGCAGTAGGAGCGCCAGGACCAGCTTGTGTTGCAGTAGTCGCTGCTTGAACTTGAGCAGGTGCTCCCGAAGGACCAGGAGCTTGCGCGCGAGCACCAGTAGCAGTTTGAGCAGCTAGAGATTGCGCTGGACCACCAGATGGACCAGGTGCTTCGACACGACTAGTTGCAGCAGTCGCAGCAGCACCAGCAGCCGCACTTGGAGCAGCGCCAGGAGCAGAAGCAGTTGTAGTCGTAGCTCCAGCTGTAGTAGGCATAGCAAGCACATCACGCTGCTCGCTTGCATATCTTCTATACAGAGACTGTCTCGTTCCTTCTGGCATAGATACGCCAGCGACGTAGTTCTTTCGCGCATCAAAGAGCATCTTGACTTGCTCTTCTACGCTCTTCCCTTGTGGATTACCAGCCTGTGAAACGATCTTCTTAGCGCCGCCGTGCTGAACGCCCATGCTATACAGAACTTCTTGAATTCGTGGATCAGCTACAGCCCAGCCAAGATCACCAGCATGCTTTGATACTGGATCGAAGTGAGTTCTTGTGATAAATGCTTTCTGTGATGCAGCAAATCCCTGTGGATCACTTGCTGCAACTTGCTTATACTTTTGATTGAATGGCTCAGTTCCTGGCTGTAATCCTGCGAACTGTCCTGCATAATCCTTCGCTTCTGCTGATGCAAGATAGCGAGCCATCGTTCCAGTATTAGTCGCGAGCTGATGTGCGCCATACGATACGCCGCCTGGATCACCAGCGCCAGACGATACTGTATGAACGCCTTTATTTCCAGACTCATACTTTTGCGAAATACTTCCTAGTCCCTCGAACTTAGTAATAGGACCAGACGGCTCAGCATCAGACGGAGCTTTATTGATAAGCGCATTGATTCCAGCAGCTGCACCAAGCCCAACACCAGCACCCAGTAATCCAGCGCCAGCGATGGAAGCGATATTGCGCTTCATACGAATATCAGCTATACGCTCAGCTCTATCACGCAAGTATTGCATACGCGCAGGATCTTCTCGTCGTTTAGCACGAGCAGCTGCACGAGAAGCACCTACGCCTCTGGATAGCTTTGCCTTCGCTCCTCCTGCGCGAGTAGGAGCTTTCACGCCAGTCATGGCTTCTACGACTTTATCTTGGAATTCTTGATTCTGCTGTATAAATGAACCAATTATCTGTTCATTTTGTTTTGACATCTTATCGACAAGATTAGTCGTATTATTAATCATCACAGGAATTCTTTTATTAATTAATTCCTGGGCCTTGACGATATTATTGGATAGCTGTATGCTGCGACGTAGATCGCGCTCGAGCGCTCGCGCGAGCCCACCACTGGGCTTTGGTTCATTTGTTTGAGCAGCAGGTTTTGCTTTAGGCTCGTATTGAGAAAATGCTTTCGCGAGCCCTAGGGAAACTGGCTGTCCATTTTCGTCGACTACAGCTCCTTCTGGAGTTCTGAAGAAGCGTGAAGTGCCTACTTTCCCTACGACTACGCCGAGTTTCTTCTTACGAGCTTTCGTTGGCTTTGCTGGAGTGGGAGCAGCCGACGTTTCCTCAAGGATCTTTGCGACTTGATCCTTGACGTTCTTATTTCCCTTTTCTAAAATGGCACGGAGAATATCTTCGCCGCTCTCTTTATCTGCCATTTATTACCTTCTCTTTGAATCGTCTTCCAGCTTTTCTAGGTATTCAACTAGCATCTTAACGTAGATATCCCTCTCCCACGGAACCATTGTTTCAACGTCACTCAGTGAATATTTGTGGTATTGCATCAACGAAAAGTTAGTCTGATAATAGTTCGCAAGCGTATTATGAGAGAGGATCATTAAAAAAAATCAGACATACCCTCCAGCGTGATAGTATCTTCCTGCCCGCATCCCTTGCACTTATATTTAAATGTGTGTCTTAACTTGGGCATCGTATCAATAAACTTCATAATCTGTGCGAATTGATTACTATTCAGAGACTCGACGAACTGAACTGCATCCTGTAGATTATCTGGCTCATACACATCATTATCGTCATAAACACTAAGAATACAGCGAGCAAGCATTTCGATCTCGTCATTGCCGCCCGTGATTAACTTAACATCATTAATCGTAGGATATCTCAGTTCAATTCCTAGCTGATCGTCGAGCTTTACTTTGCTCGTATGTCCCTCGCCGCGCTGAACCTTGACTTGCTCTAGATTAATCTCTACGGGCGTTACCGCTTCGCATTTAATTCCCTGATAGTTCACGCCGTCGATATGACGATATTCCATCTTGACGATTTCGCCGATAGACTTAGCCCGAATATTCAGAAACAGATATTCCAGATCAAAGTAGGGCAGCTTATTAACATCGAGATCATCAACGATACACGACGCAATAACATCCTTCACTGCATCAATCATAGCCAACGGATCTTCCGACTGAGCGGCCATCAGCAATACTTTTTCTTCCTTCACCAAGAATGATCTAAACGATACTCTTTTTCCATTAGACGGTAGCTCCAGCGAAAAGCGTGGAGTCGCAACCTTAGGTAATGCCATAATTCACCTCAATTAAATTAATATCTTCCACGATTAGAACGCTCAATCTCAGAGTTTCTTGCGTTTCCAAAGTTAGTGTTATCTTCGATTGTGTAGCGATAATTGATTTCCACTTGTAGCTTACCATATCCCTCGTCGTTCCACGACATCTGAATATCGTTGACATTGACTGGATATGCTTCAACAAGAGTAATCACGTTCTGAACTTCATATGTTCCACCCTCAGATTCGTAATAATATCCAGATCCGCCGTTATTATTTGGATATGAATATTGAACAATTTCGATACTACCAACGCCATCGTTGAAATACTTTCCGTCAAACATTCCAGGAATATTTGAACGACTGGTGTTCGTGCGATAGTGTCCTACGAAATAATCC